AATTCTTCTAGTGAATTCAGATCCACATTCATCAAATTCGCGTCAATACGTTCCGCTATTCTTTCTTCAGCCATCTCCAATGTGATATACAGAACGTTCTTGTTTTGCGAAAGACAAGAAGCTGCGTGGTGCACCATCAACATGGTCTTACCACAATTAACACCGCCCATATAAATGGTCAATGATTTCTTTGGTAATCCACCACGCGTGATTTTATTCAACATGGAAAGATCAAATGGGATCTTCTCTTCCTCATGATGATAAAATGCGTAACGTTCCTCAGTATCTTCCAGATAATCGTGACCTACTGCTGGATCAAAAGAAACTGCCAATGCGTCAGCAAGCAGCTTTGGAATTGCACCTTTACCATTAACCTTATCTGTACCATCCATAATATGAATAGCATTATGGATAGCATTATGAAGGGCTCGTTCTTGACAGAATTTTTCTGTTTCTTCTTCTAACCAGATAAGATCGGTTGATTCTGATGAATTCCCCAAAGTGTTCACAAGTTCATAAGACTCTTTGAATTCATCTTCGTTAAGATTGTCTTTAGATCCTAACGCGACCTCAATAGCCTCGCGTGTTGGAGGAGAATTATATTTTGTTATGTATGACTGAATTTCATCAAATACCAAACGTTCTGTTAAATCAATAAAATAATCACTCTTCAGATGCATCAACACTTTTCGAGCGTATGACTCGCTTCGGATCAGGTTCCTCAATATAACTTGTTCTATCCTCATACTCTTCACCCGGCTTCAGACCAATCTGAAGACCATTATAACCATTATATAAATTCCAACAAATTACCAATAAAATTTTCTTCGCAATCTTGGTGACTTTCTTCGTTGTGGCGCCTGCGTCACTCCATTTGATTACATGATAACCAAATGACATTGTTTCTGTATTGATTGTTGTAAAACAAAATTGCAAACCCTTACAAGGCCCACGTACAATCTCATATATAGCAGTACTATGTAACGAATCAGGCGGAAGGCAAATAAAATATCTGCCTTCACTATAATACCAACGTTGAACCCAAAAAATCAAATCATCAATCGGCTTCAACAAGCGCATCGTTTGAACTACCATAATTAAACAAAGTTGGACAGGCTTCGTCAATCTTATCTAAAATTTCTTTGGTGTAGTATTTTTGTGGATTCTTAAGAATATTAGCTTCAAAAGCCGTCATACCATTGATTTCGTACCTTGTTCCATTTTTCTTAGCTATACCCAAAGCTTCTGCGATAGGTAATAATCCATAATATCGATCCAGCCCCTTACCATAATCCAGAAGTGTCTCGACAACCATATTTTCTCTTGTGAGACGAGACTTCTTTGTCTTGGCTTTGATGATAGCTCCAACAACGTTATTATCAGCATCTTTTTTCTTTGATTTGGTTAAAAAAATGATTCCTGTTGCCGCGTACTTAATACCACCACCACCAGACATTTCCTGTGTTGGTATATAAGCTCCAATCACATCATATACATGATTGGTAAGAATCAACGCCACCTTAGCTCTAGCAAGCTTCAAAGATAGAACTCTGAAGGTACCACGATTCAATTGGGCGCGAGTCATATCTCTGGTGTCCTTTCCTTCTGTTATATCAGTCACTTCCTTAGTTGTGGAAAGATTACCAGCAGAATCAAGAACCATCATCATTGGTTGACGATCATTTTCGTCTAATGAGTTGTACTCATCCAACATTTTGATTGCTTGGGTTCGGAATTCCTGGATTGTCACAACAGGAACAACATAAATTCGATTTGTATCAAATCCACGTTCTTCTAACATTTCTTTGGTTAGAGAACCTTCGCTCTCAAAATATACAACAGCGCCTTTTGGATTAGCATCAAGAAACGCCTTAGCAATCCCTAACGCGTAAAAAGTCTTACCAGTTGCTTCTTCACCAGCCAAAACATATATTTTATTGGATGGGAGACCGCGATAAATTCTACCAGAAAGAAGAGCATTGAATGAATATGACCCGGTATCAATATAACCTGTGACGTCAGAATCTAGACCATCATCAACCTTGCCTGCATATTCATTACCAGCAGCCTTCACAATCGCATCAAACATATTAGCCATAATAACTCCTAACCAAAAAACGAATCCAGGCTTTCAGTTTTCTCTATCTTCCATCCAATTGCATTCAACCAGCCCTGTACCGGATCTTTGAATACCTTATCAAACTGAGTTTCAATATCTATGTAACTATCTAGTCCCATTTCAGGCGGGATTTTATCCAAGAAGCCCATAACGTGTGATTGAAATGGATTTGGTGATTTGAGATACGTGTAACGTATCTTGTCGCGGTCCCTTATCAATTCATATTGCTTATCCAATCCATGTTTCTTCAGATATTGATTAAAGAAAAACGCGGCTCGAACATGGATTGGCGCACCCTTTTGTAGGGTGTTACCTTCCACATATTTACCAATGTCCTTCACACCACGCGGTGATGCAATATCCTGTATGGGACGTTTCTTAAACTCATCATGAAACCTATCCACTAGTTCAACAACCTGCTCTTCAGTTCCTCTCAACATCAAGCTAATAACCTTATTCATGGGTTCTTTACAAAACTTTGGTGTTGATGATTTAACAGCCTGTAATCCTGTGACTTTAACATATGGTTCATCGCAGAAATTAGAACCAGCTTCATCAATACAAATACTGGTAATGTAATTCTTCTTACCCACCCAAATTGCTTGATCCATTATATTTTCGCGCTTCATAACCATCTTCTGTTCGTAAGCATTTACATAATTGGTAAGATTCTGGTAACTATTGGATATAAATATTTTGATTTTATCTTCACAAATCTTATTCATGAAATCAATGGTTTTATGAAGATTTTTTGTATCCTTCAAAAATGTATTCACCACTTCATCCATAGACAGGTAAAGAGAATCAGTGTCTGCTCCAATAACGAAGTCCTTTTCGGTTGTCTTCAAAATCTTATTGAAATAATCGTTAATATCTTTCAAAATCCAACGAATTGAAAGTTGTCCTGACATAGTGATTGCTTCTGCAATCCGAATATCAAACAATCTAAACCATGGTGAGCCCAACACACCATAACAAGAATTCAATGTAACCTTATAGGCACTTTGAAGAGCCTGATAACTCGACACCTTTTTCTTCCAAACAGCCTTTTTCTCTGGATCTATTTCATCCTTATAATGACGTTTGGCGTCAAGCATCTTATCCTTGTATTCTTTTCGAGCGTTAAACATATCCTCCATTAATTCAGGCATGAATCCTTTGATATCTGTTCGAAAAAACTGACCATTTGGAGTCATTGTGACATTACGGGACTTAAGGAAACTCAAATCGAATTCCTTATTCATTAATCCAGTTACATTGACTGTGGTCAGACGCTTAAATTGTTTAATCAAATCATCGTATTCATCTGGATCCAGAAGAGTTTCTGGAGACAAATTATACATCATAATAAGATGGGGATACAGACTATTCAAATCAAACGAAGCCAACCAGCGATATCGTCCTGGATTAGCTTCCTTAACATAAGCTCCTTCAAAAGCGTAGGATTTGGAATGCGGATGATGTGGAGGTAATGCAATATGTTTACTTTGCAACTTAACATTGACGATACTATCCCACATACGGACCTGAAAAAACACGTCCTCGTAGTTAACATGATTTCTAGTCGCCAACGTAACAGCCAGTTCAATCAATAAAAGTTTTTCTTCGATTCTACAAACCAGATTCACGTCCTGTATATTATACTCAATAAACAATTGGTAATTTCTAGTATACAAATCATGAAGATTCTTGTATCCCAGCGATTCATAATCAACCTTATGTTCTTCAAGCTCTACGGTTGATATATGTTCAAGAGAATATCGCTCCTGATTTGGTGTTGGAGAAAATTTCTTATATAATTCTATGTAATCTAGAATAGCCAAACCAACAACATTGTAAGTCTGCTCTTCACCACCATAATCATTCTTCACCATCTTAGATTCTATCATCTTCCATGGTGAGAATGTTGACGCTGCTTCGTGTCCAAGAACCAGAATGATTCTATTCAGAATGTACGGTATATCAAAAACCTTAATATTCCAACCAGTCACAATATCCGGTGCTTGGGCGGTCCATACTTCTAAAAACTCCAACAATAAATCAGATTCTGTCTCAGATTGGTGATATATAACGTTGGTATATTTGGATGGATCGAATTTCTTTAAACCAAATGCGTGAATTTCATCGCCAAATCTAACTGTGATAGCATTGATGAATTCCTCGGCCTTCTTTAAATCAGGATTTCCATTGGAAGTATTCACCTCAATATCAATCGTAGCCACTTTCACCAAACTCGTGTCCACTTCCACGTTATCTGGGAATGTATCGGCTAAAAATGAATAGAGATATTTCTGATTACCGTAGATATCAAATCCATCAACATCTAGATATCGCTTAACAAATGCACGTGCCTCGTAGATATTAGGAAATATCTTTTCTTCCAAAGGTTCACCCTTCAGCGTATGCCAAAGAGTATTTTTATTCTGACTTTTAAGATACAACTTGGGTTTAAAGGAAACCTTTCGTTGAATCCTTTTACCATTACTAATACCGCGATAGAGGATATGGTTTCCGTCTATCGCTACGTTGGTATAAAAATCCATTATTTACCTGGAACAACGATACCTTGACGCGGAGCTATAACTTGACTGAAAGTCTCTGCATAAGCCTCTTTCAATCTATCAACAGGTACACCAGGATAAAGAATATGGTTAAATGAAATTCTTTTTGGATCCTTAGATGAATTTCCCCAAGGAAGAATCATTGGTATTGGACGACCCGTTTGTGGATCTAATTGTTGGACCAACGCAATAGTCTTTTCAATTTCAACAGAATCTTTGTTAATATGTACCACTGTTGCAACAATTTCTTCGCCAGAAATCAACTTAAATACTGTGACTTCACCAGGGTTCAATTTATCTATCATAATTTACCTCCAAAACACTATGCTATATTCAATTTATGTAATCATCAAATTGCAGAAGCGTTAAATAACGCATCAAAATATAAAGCGTCATCCGTACAAATACCTTCGCAAGGCTTCAATTGATCAAAGGTCCATTTCATATCATTTCTCCCAAACACAACAGGAATTGATAATATTGATAATTCGTTTTTAGAATCTGGATAGGTCCAAATAGAACCATCAGAAACTAACGTGTATGGATCCTGATTATGTGAGAAATATTTACAACCAGGACCAAAAGAATCCGACCAATTTATCAAATTGCAAAACAATAATGCTTGAAGATTCTTACAATGAAAATAGATTCGATCAAACGGATCGTATCCACCGTTTGGTTTAAAGAAAGTTGATTCAACCTGAAATTGTGGTTTATCATGTCCAAACCACAATTTAGATTCTCCATTTTCATCTGGCTTTGCCCAAAGATCAATTTCAACACAAAATCCAGCATCCATTGCCTCGGTAAGATATAAAGGATGGTTTTCCCATTTAGGTTTTGGCCCGTCTAAATTCCCACGATGACAAATTATTCTCATCTTTCAATCCTATATGGAATAGTTTCCTTCACAACACGTACACTCATATGTCGATACCAAAAATCTAAAAGGGTTTCTGGATGTAATGTTCTTGTTTCCTTAAAGATACGTTCCAGATGACCAAAAATCATTGCGTGAATTGTCATTACTTGAGGTGATCCATAAACCAATTGGTCATTTAAAGCACCAGGTCCCCAACATTCATGATCAGGCATAAATACAACTAAATTCTGAGGCTCGGAAAATTTCATATCACCAGTGAATAAAAGATCTGTGCGAAGTTTAACAAACAGATCATATTTCACACCATTGTTGCCATTCTCTGCCGCAAGATTGTGAGCCTGCTCAATCTTTTTCAACATTGGCATGACATTACGTGGATTACATTGCATACCACTCATAGGATAGAAACGTCCACCATTACCAGTCTCGCGTTCTACCATTTTCATAAAATCGCTATCCTGATAAGTATCTACCAAGACGCTTTTCAAATTCAATTCAGGAATATAGAGAGCGTTGATATCAACCAAATCCAAATCACCAGTAGATTGCCACCAAACAGGATTCTTTCCACGAACATCCCATGTAGCTATAAAACTATCAAATTGATGTTCTGGATTGGCTTTAATTACATGTTGAATTATGGTTGGAAAACATTTATCCCAAGTTCTCAACATACCAGAAAAACAAAGTGCAATTTTCATAATATAACACGCGTGAGTTTGGTTGTGGCTATCCTTGTTTCTTGAGTCTCGTTGGCCAATTTGTCGGCTATTTCATTACCTTTATTACCATCATGCCCTCGAACCCAAACGAAATTCACCAAATTGTGATCAACTAATGGTTCCAATCTCTGCCACAAATCAATGTTCTTACGCTTTTTCCATCCTTTGTTAATTGTGTTAACAACATACTGACTATCACTATAGATAGTAACAACGTCAAACTTTAAATTAGGATGCGATTTCAGAAATTCAAGAGCTATTATAGCTCCCATCATTTCAGCTCTATTATTTGTTCCGTAATCAGCATAGTGAGTGATATAAAACCATTCACCCTTTACTAAGAATACAGCGCTAGCGCCTTGTCTATTCTGCCACCAAGAGCCATCGGTATACACGTCTAAAACCATCTTTGTTGACGATTTGGGTTTGATTATATTTTTTGTTGGAATCACTTTTCTAAGATTCTCAAATTGTTGCTTTTCATCAAATGTAATTTCTTTACCAACAAGTCTATCTCTCCAACCAGATTTGAGAGGATAAGATAATTTCAGGATTTGTAATTGATTTTTACTACAAGCACCACCGTTTGAATTTTGGTATAACCAATTTTTTGTAATTTTGAACATCAATGTTCCTAAAAAATTTCATCGATGTATCTATAATCAACAATTTGTGGCTTAAATTCATTTAAATGTTCTTTCTGATAAACCCGGCGTGTCTGATCAAATAGATCCACATTCCACGTTAGTAAACGTAGAATTGATCTATTTGGTTCCCGTACAAGTTGCCCGGACGATAATGCTGTCCGGTACATCAATGCTTGTTAGCATTGCTTAGACTGTTGTTGATAACCTTTATCCAGTACAACCGGAGGATGCGATATTGTTACCGCAACGAACGCTTGTGGTAGAGCGTTTTATATCAGTCCATGTGAACGAATAAACGTCCACTTCCCACTAGTATCAATCAAACCACAACAGCGATTTTGATTGAATCCTATTCCTGTTGTCCCATAATGGGCAGGCGGTCGGAGGCTCTTTGCCAGTCTGTGTAATTTTTATATCAGTTTGTGATCTATTTGTATGTTTATGATGGACACCCACAGTCTTAGGTGGGTCACAACCATCTGTATTTTTAAGTCTTGGTAATTTCAGAATCTAATCGTGTGAAAAACACATTTACTTCATTGTTCTGAACATCATTCGGTACAACGTTACTAATTACAAAACCATTTTGTTGTAAAAATGATTTAGTATCTACAAGTGAATTCTGACCTTTGTAAAGAATATCTGGTTTGGTTGCAGCTTCAACGACACCAGCCTTGATGCGACGGAGATATGGGCCCATTCCTTGTAATACTCTCAAATCACTGCCTTGGGTGTCGCAATGGAAGAATTCAATTTCTGGAATTTCATCCCAATTGTAGAAGAACCTATCCAGACGCCAAACATCAACTTTAATCCTATGATCAGGAATCATGTCTTGACGACCACCCCATTGCGTCTTTCCTGCGTCAGAGACTTCCAAAAGAGAAGAACAACCCCTATCATGGGTGACGCAAACATTGAATTCCGCTGTGCCATTATAATCAGAGATTGCACAACGATGGACTAACCAATTTGGATATAATTCAGTCTTCGCTTTGACGATATTATACATTTCAGGATTGGGTTCAAACGATATCAATTTGTGGCCTTGATGAGCAAAGTGTTCCATTGAACAACCATCATTGGCTCCGATGTCAAAGTATATCGCCATTATATTATTCCCTTATAGTTTTCCAAAAACGCGTTTAAATCTTCTGGTGTTCCCAATCCCCACAATTTTTCTATAATGTAAGGACGAAACTTCAAACCCGCCTTGATACCATAATTGTGAACTGGCGCCACGTAGAATTCACCATTGATCCTATCATTCGCATCAATCATGTTTGTTGCATGGCGGAAAAAATCCGACCCCCGACGCCAGTAATAAATGCCAGCAGTGGCGTTATCACTGATTGGATTTTTCTCAGCTACTTCTGTAATATGGGCTGTGTTATCGAATTTTGCAAACGACCATTTTGGGTGAGTAGCCTTGAAAGTCACCATCAAACCATCTAAGGTAGCGTTTGTTGCTGTGTAATAGAAGTCTGATGGATCCCATTCCAAAAATTGATCACTGTTGGCGATCAACAAAGGTCTCTCGTTGTTGAAAAATTCTTTCGCTTTTAGCACGGTACAAGCTGCGCCGTCAGTGACCTCATCAATAGCTACAATATTACAATTAGGAGAAATGAGGTTCAACATCGTATGGAGATTATATTTCGAAAAGTGTGATCTTTGAACAACGAACGTGAACTCAGCCTTAATACCAAGATTTTCGGTGACGACCTGAATCATAGGTTTTCCACAAACCTCAATTAGAGGTTTCGGAAATGTGTATCCAGCTTTCTCGAAACGTGAACCCAAACCAGCCATAGGAATAACAACATTCAATTTTTCATCTGTCCAAATCATAGGTCTGATACCATTTGCTTTATCAATAGCTTTTAATACGCTTTGTATATTCCAGCTGAATGCATTTTCAACTGGTAATAGATGACAACCGGCGCTTAGAGCAGCCTGGCGCCCAATGGGTGAATCCTCTAACACTAGAGCTTCTGGTGGATCAACTTGAAAATCCATACAAGCTTTCATGTATATTTCAGCAGAAGGTTTTGGACGTTTTACATCAAAATTACAATAGGATTGATTTATGTAACGTTTCAAACCCAAACGATCCAACATCCCATAGACTGTGCCATAAATAGCATTTGATGCTACGGCGATTTTGAATCCTTTATTTCGTAATTCACGAAAGATTAATTGCTTGTCAATATCTGGTTGGATATCTTGAATATAAGTTTGCGTGAAGATTTGTTTTGACCTTTCAATTCGATCATGTAATTGATTAGAAAGTCCTTTGTATTCTAACAATTTAAGTTTCTTTTTGGTACTCAAACCGTCGTAATTTGCGAGATGATCAGAATATGAAATGACAAATTCTGGAGCAAGTTCTTCCAGAGCTTTATTCAAGGCATGATAATGAATGTCCTTGCTATCAACAAGGACACCATCCAAGTCAAATATAATTAACTTGATCATATTATGTAGCGAGATCAACCTCAAAAGACCGAGCTTGTCTTGACTCTTCCGATTCAGCCTCAGCAGAGACATTGGTCTTAGCCGTCAATCTCTTTTTTCTTGATTGAATTGCTGCTTCATGGGCTTTAATAAAGAGGCGCCGCACAATACCATCCTGGTGTGGATCACCGCTGGACGTAAGAGTCAACATTCTTTTTAGACGACGTGGAAGCTTTGAATTATAATCAGATCGATTTGCCATATTAATCAGCCTTTGCTAATTCCTGTTTGCAGATATTTTGAAAATACGCTTGGTGGTCGCCATGAAAGATTTGAAAATTGTGATAAATCATTGGTAACGATTCTCCATCATCCAAATCTAATCCAAATCTTGTACCTACTCCATATTGTGGATATCCATCAGCGAGTTTCCAAGTTGGTGA